AGCGACGCTTGTTATTGTTACATCTGTTAAGTCATCAAGGGAAGCAACGGTTGATGCAGTACCAGGAATGAACTTGGTTCCGTTGAATTTAAGTACCTGGTCACTTGCTGCGCCAGTTGTGTCTACTTCAATGCCATCAATAAAGAGAGCAGGGACTTTGAAGGTGTCGTCTGTTTTGAGAACGTTTGCTGCATCGCGGTAGAGGTTCACATCTCCACCTTGAGTTCCGTCGCCCCAGACAAGACGACCTCCACCTTGAATCTGGAGTCTTGCGAAAGTTTCTTGGTCTACAAAAATTGTCAACCCATCGGAGCCAGCAGACGACAAGTTCTTAATGGCGATAGGGGTTATAAATTTTTGAGCCATGACCTCAGTCGTTTCTCTTGTTAATGCCCCTCAGGGCTAAGCATTAAGCTTTTTTGCCGAATGCTTTGTCGTTTGGATTCAGGTAACGCATAAGAACAGGTAGACCGGCTGCCCAGAGAGCATTTGCTGCCATCTTGATGTCTCCTGTTGAAGCGTAAACCGCCACTGCTGCACCAAGGACGCTTCTTGCGTACGATGCTGCCATTGCTTTTTGTTCTGCTGTAATTTTCATTTTTTCCTATCCTGTTACTACGATTGTGTAGTCGGCTGCTGAAATTGTTCCAAGAAGAGTCACTGTTACCGTGTCGGCGTTCGTGCGAACAACATCACCAACTACGGTCGCTCCACTTGATACCTCATAAATCTGAACAATGACGTCAGTTGAGTTGAACAGGTGAGTAACCACAGTTGACGAAGTACCAGCAGCACTTGCAGCACAGGCTTGCTTTGCAATTCTTGCAAGGGCTGGAGTTGAGGTTGTTGAAGTTCCAGCAGAGGTTACGATACCAAGGTTCTGACGGGCGACAGCGGCAGTTGTGGCACCTGAACCACCGTTTGCTACGGTAATTGCCGTGCCGTTCCACGTGCCGGTTGTGATTGTCCCAAGGGTTGTGATGGTGTTTTGGCCAATATATCCAGTATCAATGTTGATAGCGTCTGCAGAAACAGAGATACGACCCGCTGTTCCAACGGCATTAATTGTGGTTCCAGTTTGAGTAAGACCGTCACCAGCAGTAATCGCCCCTGCACCAGAGAACTGAACCCACGTAATTGCGTCAGTACCTACAGTAATTGCTCCATTGCTTGTTACAACAAAGCCAGAGTCTGCGTTTATCGTACCTTCTTCAACAAAGGTAAACGCTCCGCCAGATACTTCACCACTTCCGTCAAAGTCGGTTGCGCGAACAGCGGCACCAGAAGCCTGAACAACATAAATACCGTTTTCAGAAGCAGTGCCTTGGTTCTTTACGAGAACACGGTCGCCAGTAGCAAGAGTTACCCCGTCAATTACGTCGGTGTTTTCTAAGCCAGAAGCAAGAAGTACAGCAGCGGTAGTGGCTGCGCGAACCGATTGCTTAACATCAAGACCCGAACGGGCTGCGTCTACATAAGCCTTAGTAGCGGCGTGAGCATCAGCGGTTGGAGTGGCAACAGAAACGTTACCGCTTGCGTCTCTCTTGACAAGTTTGTTTGCCGTAGCAGAAGAAGTAGCGTCAGTCAGGTCATTAAAAAATGCCGCGGTCAAAAGACCATCAGAGTCCGAGTCAGCAACAGCGAGCGTGAGGGTTACAGTACCGTTTGACTCTGAAACCGTAAGGGCTTCAGCAATTCCTGCGCCACCACCAGAAACGATGGAATGAACTGATTTTCTCCAAGCAGCATTTGCATACACCTTAAGAGTGAATGTGGCTGTATTGAAGTACATCCGGCCTTCAAAGTTGCCAGAGGATGGGTCCGTAGCCAGTGCCTCAAATTTGGCATTAATCAGTTGGTTCTGATTTAGGTCAATATTTGTTAGAAATTTTTGTGCCATTTTTCCTCTACCTTACGTAAGATATGCTTTTCCAGAAAACGCCGCAGAGAACGTCACCGTAACCTGAGTATTACTATTGTATTGTACCTCACCAAATACATGGGTATCTGCAGAATCCACAATGGTCACTTGCGGCTTGCCTCCGAGCGCGTGAGTTATCACCCATGTTGCCGATGCGGTCCCCTGAGCAAATTCAAGTCTGCTTGTAACTGCGCCAGAAGGGGAGTTTGAGCGGACAACAACAAGGTTTGGTGCATCTTGGTCAACGGTTACAAGGTTTGGAGTATCTTGATAAACATTCACGTTGTTTGGGATGGTATTACTCATCGTGTGACCTCTAGGGAGAGAGTAAATGTTCCCTGTATCACGCGTGATACGAGTCCACCAGAAGAAATAATTTCAAGGTCGTAAACCCCACTAGAAGTGAGAGCCGAAGTATCCGCGGCACTTATGCTTAGGGTTATCAAACCATTGGCACCACTTATGGATATTCTTCCATTTTCTGTTGTCAATGAAATAATTGTAGTTGTTGACTCAACCGTTCTTCTGACCTGCATTCGTGCTGTGTGACCAGTCAGTGGATAAGCCTCGTACTCGGCTGGGTTCTGTTCTGTTGGAGTCCTTGGTTGCTCAAGGGCTATGACGCGCGCAAAACTAGCCCCCTGCTGACAGAGTATGTTGTAATTTCCTGCAATCATTGACGAATCTCCATAGAACCATAACTATTGTAGATGAAAAAAACTGACCTAAAATCAGGTCTAGTCTTCATCGTCCACGCTTTTTGAATCACCGGTAGAAATGATGCTGGCAGCATGCTCCAGCATCCCAGACGCCAACCACGGGCTCATTCCGCCCGACACTGATACCGACAGTTCGCTGGATTCATCGTCCACAACTTCGGCAACAATTATAAAATTTGTAATCAACCGCGCTGGGAGCATTCCCCTCATAAGGAGTTCGAATTGCTGTCTCAGGCTGGTGTCGTCTTCGTCAAACATCGATACCTCCGTAGAATAATCTTACTACGGCGCGACCAGTTCATGAGTCACAAGCACCCCTAGGGGTCGTGCTTTAGCAATGGCTTCAAGGACTAAATCCGAAGACTGTCCAATCAATGAAACGTCTGCTCCAAAAGTTTCATCCCACCTTGTCAATACGTTAATCTCGAAGGGCGAAGTAGAGTAGTCGTACTCTAACGAAACTGTCTTTGTACCAATAAGCATTAGCTTTGCCGACTCTTTGATGGCAGTATCGGTGCCAGCATTAATCCCATAGTATCCGTTGTCTATTTGCCACTTAACAAGAATTCTTTGGTCTTCTTGGTCAATAGCAGGAGGGTTAAGCTCCGAATAGCTAGTTATCTTTATTGTGTCTGCTGAATCAAGCGTGCTTGAATCCAAAACAAAAGGGTCAGAAACCACTTCTAGTGAAGAAGCAAATCTTGTAATTGGAAGTGTGCCAGAAAATTTTGCTAACCAAATAAGGGTATCTAGGTCTGCGTTGCTTGTCTCGACAAGAAGGCTCTCTAGGTCCGTCTCACCCTCAACGTACCCTTCTGATATGTCAAAAAACGTATACCCAATAGCATTGTTGGACACGACGTCCATTTGTGATGTTGCTACATCGAGATAACGAAACATTGGCAAATCAAGGTCATCGGTAACTGAAAAGTCCGTCTCTATAAACAATTCAGGCAAATACCCCAGAAGGTCTTCAAGAGAAACGTTTTGCGATAAAAACTCGTATCTAGGGTAAAACGCTGGACGTGTGAAATAAATAAACTCGCCAACATCTTCTGGGTCTATTGTAATTGAAATATTGAAAGTAGGAGATTCAATATCTGGAGCTTCGTCTGTATTAAATCTAATTATCGACCACTGTGGTGAACCCACGCCCTCGGCGTTAATTGATGCTGTTGCTGCGGAAATTACCTTTGTTTCCGTTGAGAGTATCGAGACGGAAGTATTTTCCTGAATTGATGATGTAATAGTTCCGCCAGATGGCATCTTTATAGCAAAAAGAAAAGTAAAAGGCAATCCCCCATCAACGGCGAATGTTGTTATGTTGCTTAAGGTTAATGTTGCGGCAGTTGTGGTGACGCCAATTTTTAACTGACGATAATTTGTAAATGGTGATAATTCAGATATTCCACCGTCGTATATTGTTCCGCCAGAAACCTGCCATTGCAAAGACCCACCAGTAGATGTGAGAGTTTCTTGCACTCCGGTAAGTCTGTTTGTAATCATTACACAACAACTATTTCTATTGTTGCCCGCGGGAGAACGCCCATGTACAAAATTTCGTATCCCGTAGTTTCCGAACCGCTAGTTAGCGCAGAAACCAGTAAAGCATTTCCTGGGGCAACAGTAGAAAGAACGTAGTTTGGAACAGAGCTTGTAATTCCAGTAACACTAGATACGCCAAGGGTCCTTACTGCTTCTATGACAAGGTCGTAATAGCTTATTGTCGTATTCCAGTCTGGCCAGTTTTCTGGAGACACATAAGACTCAAGCGCAGTACCAACATTTGTGGCAACCGTACCAGATGCGTATTCCGAGTTGACTTTAATTGAAACGGTAAATGAAATATCAACGATTATAGGGTCAAGAACCTGAAAAGATAGACCTGCAACTATACGGGATTTAACATCATCGTAAATGGTTGTTTTAAGGGTAGAAGATATTGGATTGCCATTTTCGTCACAGATAAATACAACAAAATATCCAGGCGCATCTACGGCTGTGTCAATCTCGAATGGAGCCATATCCACCACGCTTACAGGGCTAGCGGAATGAGTAGCGACGTTTGTGTATGCAAAAGTACCAGCGCCAGAGTTGGGGCTTGCTGGAACAAAACAACCAGTTGGGGTGCCCACAATGTCGGCATTTGTTGTTGAGTTATTTACTATTCTGAACAAACCGCTTGTAAAGTCGGCAGCAGCAAAAAATGCAGTCTTCTGAGTTCCTGTCATTGTTACAGTTACGGTCGAACCACTAGCGGTCGTGTTGTCCGTTGTCAGGTTTGCGTAGGTAATGGCTTTTGTTAAGTCGTACACCTTGCACCTGTGAACTTCATCATACGTAGTTAGTATGTAAGCTTCAACTTGAGCAGCGGTTACAAGGGTGGAGTTCAGAAGCTGCAGCTTTGAAGTGGCTCTACTGAAATACTCTTCATCCGTTTCGGCTTGATTTCCCTGCACCAAAAGAGACGTTGTTGTACATAAAAGCACACTTCCATTAGGCTGAGCTATTACAAGTTCTGTTCCTATTGGAATAGACGGCAATATCCCTGCAACCGATGCGGTCAACGTTGCGGCAATGGTGTCAAGACCAGCCCCAGCAGTAACTATCTCGGTTGTATGAAATGGGTACTCTGTAAATACTTCACCTTCCGTAGATTCGTAAAGGACAAAAAAATCAGAAGCAACACTCAAGTTGATGCCAGTCATTTCAAACTCAACGTCAATCGTTCCAAACGTTGCCTCGAATCTTGTTATCCCCATCAACTTAAGAATTCCCTCCATTAAGCCGTCTGGGAGATTGTTAATAGAACCAAGAGTAAGAGAAGCGAGCAGTGAGGTCGCCTGCATTATCGCGTCTTCTACTGTTCCGGTTCGTGGCGCAAATTCGGGAAGCGCTAATCTGGCGTACTGAACGGCTTGGGTGTAAAGCTCGTCCGGGCCTAGGTTGTCACCAGCAAGGTCGATATATGGGCTGAAGTCAGGAGATGCCATGTTTATACACCAAAGTCCACGTTTAGCCTTTTAGCGCCAAACTTATCGGGAGAAGAAATGGATATTTCATTTACCTTTATTTCTGGCCAGTAAACAGAAAGAACTTGATATATTTCTGACTTTCTCAAAGCCGCGAATGTCGGGTCAGTAATTCCATAGGTAACCTCCAGTGGCATTTCGCCACGCTCCACCTGGCATGCAATGGCAATAATCTGTGAGTAGTACTCGCGGCTACCGTCGGTTAAAACGCCCATACGTCCTTTGTCAAATGTTATTGGTAATTTTATTGTGTCCATAGTGTATCCGGTTCGATAGCTGTAATTATAGTTTATTACGTTGTGGGGACTTGTAAGAACAGCATTAAGCTGCTTTACCGACAAGAACTACTTCATCAAATTTATTGTCAAGAAATGCGCATAAAACGCTATCTCCAACAACCAACGCTTCTGAAAAGAATTTTTGACACGGTCCAAAAGTTACCCCAGGTGCAATTTTTGGTATTTTCACAAAAACTCCACCGGAAGTCCGAGACACTTTTCCAACGTAGTGACCGTTTCTCTGTGTTTTGACAGAGGCACCCTTGGTGCTTTTTGTAAATCTTGATTGCGGGTCTGGAATCATGGTGGGGTTCCTAGGTTAGTGGCGCTGGAAGCGAAAAGGTTTCGTGTTGGAGATGCTCCGTATAGAGCAGTTATCGGCTTGCCTTGTTGATTTTTGGGTTCCTCTGGTGTTCTGAATTGAACTTTTGCTGAATCTGGCGAGCCCTCACTAAAACTCACAGAGGTTATTAAATATCCACCAAAAAAATAATTTGGTTCAGGGCCGATTAATCCTGTGTACCCAGGTCTTAATTGACCACCATTCGGCATAAGGACCTCACAGCTACCACTGGCAGCAAGAGGGTCGTTATCCGATGTTTCAAAACTTGGATACGTAGCGAGTTGGAACGCTTTTCCAGTAACAGCATCAGCATTAGGACTGTTGGCTAAGTACCCTTCACTTATTAAGAATTTTAAATCAAGTTCCGTTCCCAATGTAGGGATGTGGAGAAGAGGGACGTATTTTTTAGTTTCATATTTTTTAGTTGTCCCGTTGTACACCTCTGAGCTCAGTAGACCAAATTTCCATAATAACCATTCTTGCTGTGCATAGACCAATGTGCCATCAACCTCAAAAACAACATATTGATTTTCCCCTGCAGTTCTAGTTAAAACATCCCATACGGACTCTTCGCTGTTGTCCGTTTTTGTACTAAAGGTGTTTTTTGTCTTTGCTGTCTTTTGACCCACGAAACGAAGTCCAAACTTAGCTGCTGCCCGTCCAGCGTATTCGTATGCGGAAGATGCACTTACGGAACCGCTTCTTTTGTCTCTTTTCATTCTTTGAATAGATTTATTACATATTGCTAGTGAAACACGAGGAGAACCTCCGTCACCAGGGCCAACACTGACGTCGGCTATTTCGTACCTAGTACCCCGATACCAAATATCTCGACGAGGAACAAAGTAATTCATTTCTGTCATTCTGTAACCAGGGTCAACAAGTTCTATGTTTACTTGAGAGTTGAGGTCCATGCTCCAGTTGACTTCAATATTAAGTATATTGTTCATGAAAGTTAGTTGAGCTAAATCATCATTAATATCAGCTAGCCGAACTATTCCAGAAAATGGAGCACCTGATATGTACTCTTCTCCATATTCTTTCATTAGGGACACTGGTGCCCAAAGGTCCCCACTTACGAATCCATTTATAGAAAGCCCATGAAGTTTAATGGAAACGTTTAATTTTTTTACGTATTTTTCGGCAGCTTTTACTGAAGAAAAAACTCCCAAATGTCTTCCAGTAGCTTCGTAAACCTTTACAGCATTAGCGGTTGATATTGATTCCCCGTCCTCCGTTGTTGTCGGAACAAGTATGGCAACTTTTCCTCGCAAAACTTGAATATATGGTAATCCGAAAGGGCTAGGCATATACACTTTGTAGTTAGTTACTATAACAGAGTTGATTACCGTATTAGCTTTTGTCTTTTTTGAATACTCTTTTATACGAGTATCAATATTAATTGTTCCGTAAGAAATAACACTTGTGCCGCTTATGCCTGCACTTTTTGCACTTGGGTATATTGGCTGAGGAGATAAAATCATAGAGAATACAGACCTTGCGAACCTTTTTTAAGGATTGTTGCACGTCTTCTTGCTTCAGCTGCAGCAATTGCCTTAAGCCTTGCTTTTTCTCGCCAATATGCTGGGTCGTTAACCCCTGGGGTTTCTGTGCCTGTCTTTGGTTTTGATGTTGTTGGAAACTTTCCATACCTAAACTTAGGAAGAAGTATAAACTTCTGCCTAAGAGGCTTGTATTCAATTAGCGAAATATTGCACGAAGCAGAAACAGTTTCGCCTGTTCCGTTATCGCGAGTATACGTAAAAGAAATATTGTCTATATACCAATAATTTTCGCGCATTATTGCATTTACGTTGTCGAAACCAACAGGCATTCCCATGTCAGCAATTAGCTGAAGTTGTTTTATTTCGGATTCAATACTTGCGTAAAAGTTGTTAATGTATCCCCAGTTTATTCCTGTTCCTCTTTTGAGAATCAAAAATTCAAAGGAAACCCGTCTACTTTTTCCCCCTTTTACGTCAACTATTGGTTGGTTGTATGGCCTTGGTAGTTCCGATAGTTCTGCTCCAAAACCCTCTACAGTAAAACTCACAGGAGCAATAGCAAACACGTATTCATAACCCGGGGGAGCCATCATGTACATGGTTCTCCATTCAGGAGCGGTTTCTGTTGATACTGTTGCAGCAGGTAAACGGTTTCCAATATCAAGAGCAAGGCGCTGAGCCTCTGCTAGCTTAGAAAGCCTATTTCTTTCCGAAAGGCTTTTACCATCTTCTCTGGCAGGCGCACGTACGGCCGCTTTTTTTGCGTAAGCAGCAGCGTCGGTTTGACTATATTCTCTTCCGGTAATACTGATTGCCATTACGACCTACGTCTATAAGTTTTTTGAATTTCCGCTATTTGCCTTACGACCTCTTGAGCCGTAGTTTTTGCGTCCT